CCGACAAACACGTTGATATTATTGGAAAGACCGGTGGCTCTGGTATTGTAGCCAACAAGTTCATATCCGAAGGTGGAATGAATCTCGGTCGTATGCGTCCTTTCATTGATGATGAGGATGGTGGAGCCTACATGACCATTTACAAAGGTGGAGATCCAAATAAGGATGAGAGCTGGGATACAGTTCCTTCCTATGCGGGTGCTACACTTAGAAGGGAAGAATGGATGATGCTTGATGAAGCCCTTATGCAAGTCAAGAGGTACAGGTTAGGTGGTGTTCAGGATTTAATTAATGAAGGCCTTACCTACACTCTTGGTAATGCAATGGGTACGACAGTCCTTGAATGGCATGATGTAAGTGATGCTATGGAGGCTGATCTGACAATGGATGCTGTGACGAGGAGTATTAATGACCGTCCTGTATTCCAGCATAACTATTTACCAATACCGATCATTCACGTTGATTATGAAATCAATGCGAGGGTATTGGAAGCTTCACGGAAGCTGGGGAATCCTTTGGATACCACTTCAGCTGAACGTGCTGCAAGGAAAGTGCTGGAAAAGATGGAAAATATGCTCTTCACTGATACCACTTACAGCTTTGGTGACAAAGACAGTAGGAACAGGAATACCATTTACAGTTATGTTAATTTCCCAGATCGTAACTTGGTGAACCTGTCAGTTCAGTGGAACGCTTCAGCAGCGACCGGAGCCATGATTTTACAGGATGTCCAGGAAATGAAAGCAGCCAGTATTGCTGCACGTTATCATGGTCCTTGGAAAATCTATATTCCTACAGATTATGAAACTGTTATGGATGAGGATTATTCCGTATCTGGTGGTTCAATTATGACCATAAGGGATAGGATTATGAAACTTGGAGGAATTAAAGAGATCAAGGTTATTGATACTCTTGCTGCCCACAATGTCCTGATGGTTCAGATGACTCCTGATGTCGTCCGCCTTGTAAGGGGAATGGATTTACAGAACGTTCAGTGGAGTACTGAAGGTGGAATGGTTAATAAATACAAGGTCATGACCATTCAGGTTCCTCAGATTCGTTCTGATATGGATGGTAGATGCGGAATTGTACATCTCGCATAAATAAAAAAGACTAATCAAGTCTCTATTTTTAATCAATTTAAAAGAATAAAGAATATGGAACGTCGTGAAAGAAAACCAAGTGTTGACAAACCAAAAGTCGACAAGTTACCAGAGGAAGTGAAGGTGGAACCACAACAGGCTCCTCCTCCCGTTCCTGATCCTGATGCAAAGATTTGGTGGAAGAAAGTAGGAAAGGGTTCCTTACGGTTTAATCATAAGATAATTAAACCTGGTGAAAAGTTCCGAGCCAAACCCAGTGACATACCTAAGCAATTCAGGGATTTGGTTATTCCGTTGGAAGAGCTTACTGCAGAAGATACAGTGGCTCCTATGATTGCTGCAGTCAAGACCGAATACGTGATCCGGCCAAGGGGAAAGAGTAAAACCCTGTTTGATGTTTCGTATCAGGTAGGGGAGGATGAGGATGGTGAACCTATTTGGAAGACCATCAATGATAAACCTCTTCCAAAGAATATTGCTGAAAGTATGTTAGCCGCCTTGTCGAAATGAACTGGAAGGTACCCAGAATGTGGGAAGGAGGGGATGTTTGGATCCTAGGAGGAGGACCATCAGTGGCTGAGCAATTCGATATCCCCAAAGGGGTTGTTGAAAAGGTAAAGCTAAGTCAAGCTCCTTTAAGTATATTTTCTCCTTTCATGGCAGCAATACATGATAAGCATGTGATTGGAATTAATGTAGCTTTTATGATAGGGAATTGGATAGATATGGTATTCTTTGGGGATGGAGGATTCTTCTTGAGATTTAAACAGCAGCTATCACAATTCCCTGGATTAAAGGTTTCCTGCAATAGTAATTCAATACGAGAACCTTGGGTTAAGAACTTCCAAAGGGATGGAGCGCATTCAAGAGGGATAAGCATGAGGCCAGGTTATGTTAGTTGGAATTCTAATTCAGGTGCTGCATCAATAAGTGTTGCTGCCCAGGCTGGGGCCAAGAGGATTGTACTTCTTGGATTTGATATGAAATTAGCCGACGATGATAAGTATCAACATTTTCATAATGTATATCAAAGAGGAGCAGTCACGGACGAAAGAAGACTTAGAAAATTACCATTTAATAGACACCTAAGAGGATTTGATCAGATTGCGGCAGACGCAAGTCAGTTTGGTATTGAGATAATTAATTTGTCTCCTAATAGTGCGATTACACAATTTAGAAAAACATCAGTAAAAGAATTTTTGAATGAACGTAATTAAAATGAGAGGAGGAATGGGAAATCAAATGTTCCAATATGCCTTTGGTAAAGTCTTAACATACACAGGTAAGATGGTATGTTACGATACCACATGGTACGTTCCTCATCGTGTGGAGTTTGCCGTGCATCCCCGTCCTTTTCGATTGGACAGATTTCAAGTCACAGGGTTACTTATTTCTCCATTTGAGTCAAAGAATCCTATTGTGTATGAAAAAAGAGTAGGGCATAATCCTGGGGTATTTGAAATGAAGAATGATAATAACTTTGATGGGTATTGGCAGTATTATGATTATTATGAAAAGATTATTCCTACCCTTCGTGAAGAGTTTCAACTTGAAACAAGTTATTATACCGAGGAGTTTATGGAAATGGCTGAGAAGATTTGGAGTACTGAATCTATTTCAGTTCATATAAGGAGAGGAGATTATTTAATGCAGAGAAAAGGCGGGTATTCTAATTTACCTATGAAATATTACTTCTCGGCAATAAAAGAGTTGAAAGGGGATCTGTTTATATTCAGTGACGACATTCCTTGGTGTAAGAATACATTCATAAAACAGTATTTTCCAAATCGTACAATTACATTCGTTGATATGGAAGATTACTTGTGCTTCGAATTGATGAGGTTTTGTAAACACAATATTATTAGCAATAGCACTTACAGTTGGTGGGCTGCATTATTGAACACCTATATTGACAAAAAAGTGATTCGTCCTAAGCATTATCTTAATGATTCGGAACAGTTATCGGATACGTACCGATATCCTAAGGAATGGATTAAAATGGAGGACTTTGTAAGATGAGCAAGTTTTTCAGTGATTTGGTTAATTATAAAGATTCTGATCCCCGTTGGAGTATCCTGGAGGATTTGTATTATCGTAACTTTATCTTTGCATCAAATGCACATCGAGCAGAACCTGGGTTTCCAAAAAAGATTCATCAAATATGGCTTGGTGGAGAGGTTCCTGAGAAGTATAAGAAGTGGATGAGTTCGTGGAGTGAAATGAATCCAAGTTGGGAGTATAAATTATGGACTGATGAGAATACTTGGGAAGTTATTATTCCAAAACGTGAGGAGTTTAATTCTATTGAACATTTAGGACAGAAGTCGGATTATTTGAGGTATCACATATTAAATCAGTTTGGTGGATTATATGTTGATACAGATTTTGAATGCCTTAGACCTTTTGATTCTTTGTTGTATTTGGATTTCTTAACAGGGATTGGTTATTCAGCATTCATAGAGTTATATATTGGATTGATAGCAAGTGTTCCCAATCATCCAGTACTGTTGAAAATAATTGATTCAATGCAGCCAACCTCGAGTAAAGGTTGGAAGGTAATATTTAATTCAACTGGTACTTACTTTTTTACAAAGATGTTTTTTGAAGTTATTACGAAATATACGAAAGGTGTGGTAGCATTACCTACCAGTTATTTATATCCTTTCCCTAATAATATGAGGTTTACATCAAACGATGCTAAAAGTTTTGCAAAGGATTATTCCTATGCAGTACATCATTGGGAAGTTTCATGGAATAATAAAAATAGAAAATATGTCAGCAAGTAAAGGTTTATTCGCAAAATATCCAAATAGGATTTTTATTGAAACAGGAGCCTGTGGAGGAGATGGAATTCAACAGGCATTGGATGAGGGTTTTGAAATTGTATATTCAATTGAGATTGAGACGGAATGGTTTTCCCATTGTGTCAATCGTTATTTAAAAGAACCTAGAGTTCATATGATATTTGGAGATTCTCGTAAGGTGTTAGGAGCCTTGATTTCTATTATTGATGAACCTATTACCTTTTGGTTAGACGCTCATATGGGTAGTGGAGATCCAACGGTGTTGAAAGAACTTGAGATTATTGGGGATCATTCAATTAAGACACACTCAATATTGATTGACGATATGAGACTTTGGAAACAACATAAGCATGGATTTAGTGTTGAGAGTCTTCACAACGAATTATTAAAGGTTAATCCTAATTATATTATCAAACTTGAAGATGGGTTTGTGCCAAACGATGTGATTACAGCAAGAGCATGAAAGTTCAATTTCATTACGGATACCCTATCAATGTAGACATTGATACCAATAAACAGGTGGAGGTTTACATTGATCAAATTCCACAGGAGAAGATCCCTGAGGGAGGTATTCGTATTGTGATATTGGAAGAACCTAGAAAAGGAATATTATACAAGTGGGCTGTCAATAAAGAGAATATGCATTTATATACACACCTATTAACTTTCCACGAAGATATACTTGAGTCCAATTCTAAAGCACAGTTGTTTCATTTTCCAAATACCTGGGTTCATAATTATGTTTCCAAATTGAAGACCTTTTCAGTTTCTACGGTAGTTGGAGGGAAAAAGGATTCTACCATGGACGGGTATGCTGTACGTCATGAGTTATGGAGGAACAGACATTTGATTTATTTAAACAAACGATTCTTCCTAAGTGGGACTGCGAAATATTCCCACAAATTCATACCTTGGAAAGAAGTTGAGTACAAAGGCGAACTTGTTTTGGGAGCCAGTAAGGAGCCTTTATTTGATTCGATGTTTCATATAGCAATAGAAAACTGTTCCGTAAAGAATTATTTCTCTGAGAAATTGTTGGATTGTTTTCAATCAAAGACTGTTCCTATTTATTATGGTTGTACAAATATTGGTGACTTTTTCAATATTAATGGAATATTTCAAGTGCATAGTGTGCGAGGGATTATAAAAGCATGCAATCATATTAACTCAAATACATATGATGAAATGCTGCCAGCCGTTGAAGATAACTTTTTGCGGTCAATAGGATGGATGAATCCTTTTGGAAGATTAAAAAACAAGATAATTGAATTGATAAAATGATAGATTGGTTACAAGGAGAGAAGTTTGAAGATGTTGCAGATTATAAATATGCACCATCAACTCGTTATAGGGATGACTATTGTCACCTTGTAAATACTTTAGATTTTAAAAAGTTGAAGGATGGTGACATTATATATACTCATACCTTTTATGCCAAACAACTTTTTGACATACTTGAATTAATGGGGACAAAGGTTTATATTATAACTCATAATGCAGATGAACCTGCAGACTGGGTTCCACCTGAAAATGTTCTACATTGGTATAGTCAAAATGTAAATATAGATCATCCTAAGGTAGAATCCTTGCCAATAGGACTTGAAAACAATCGTTGGTGGAAGGGATTGAGGAAGAGAGCAAAAATGGAAGAGATGTTGAAACAACCTTTACCTCATAAGAAGTTGGTGTACATGAATCACAATATAAAGAACAATCGTGCACAACGTCAACGTCCTTACGAATTATTTGGAGAAGCAAAATGGATGACTGTATTTCATGGTAAGAATGGATTAAGATTTGATCAATATCTTGAGAATGTTTGCAACCATAAATTTATGATATGCCCTGAGGGTAGTGGCATTGATTGTCATAGATTTTGGGAATGCTTATATTTGGGAACTATTCCAATTGTGAAGAAGTGCATTAATGTGATGTTCTATTCCCATCTTCCTGTTTTGTTGATAGACGATTGGGAAGAGTTGTCAGAAGAAATGTTAGAAGATTTTTATCAAGAACATAAATTTGATTGGGAATCCGTTTGGGAACAGTTAATGTTTGGATGGTGGAAGAATAAAATATTTAAAGACTGTGGAAGAGAATAAAAACATAATGTTGGTTCTTCGTAGTGGAGGAGACTTTTCCATTAAAGACGTTGAGTTAATTGTACGTCATATTAATGGGAATTGGAAGTCTTCTACCTTACCAAAAATATACTGTCTTTGGGATAAGGCTACTGATGTCATGGATTTAGGAGGATTTACACTTCTTCCATTCAAAACAACACTTCCAGGAACTTGGGCTCGTATGCATTTGTATTCACCTGAAATGGAAAAGTACAGACCTTTTTTGTATGTGGACTTGGATACCGCGGTAATTAATTCCTTAGAAAATATTTTTGATTTAATTACAGATAAAAGTAAGTTTATCACACTCGAAGACTTTTGGCAGAAGGGACGATTGGCAACCGGATTGGTTTGGTTTCCAGCAAACTCTGAGAAAATAAGAACAGTTTGGAATGCTAAACCAGAAGCTCCTATTGGTAGAAGAATGGATGGCTTTTTGAGGAATGTTGTAAAGGCTGATATGTATTGGCAAGATCTCACCAAGACAATAATTGACTTTAAACCAAGAAGCAGAAAGTTGTTGGATACACTTCCCAGCAATGCAAATTTAATATGTTTTCATGGTAAACCTCGCATCTTAGGGGTACAAAGTATAGAGTGGGTAAAACAATACGTGGAAAAGGATTTTGCACGGCAATTGCGGGCAGAAGAAAAGGTAACGGTAATAATACCGTATAACAGGGATCGGGGTTGGCTGCAGCAAGCAAAAGACAGCATTCCGAAAGGGGTACAATTATTATTAAGTCAAGGACAAGGGAATTGGCCAGAGAATTTCAATAAAGTATTGGATCAAGCAATTGGTAAATATATTCGTTGGTTACATGAAGATGATATGTTGACGGATAATTGCATTGAGGATTCGGTGTATGCACTTGAAAGTCAAGATGTTGATTTTATTCATGGAAATGCATACGAGATATTTATGAATGCTGGTAGAGCTCCTGGAAAGTACATACCTAGGATAAAGGTTCCCACATTGCAAGATTTGTTGGTAAAGAATGTAATCCATAGTGCAACGTTGATGTACAGGCGTGAGGTATTTGAAAAGGTAGGTAAAATGAATGAGTCACTGTGGGTAATGGAAGAGTTTGAATTTAATTTAAGATGTTTAAAGGCAGGATTGAGGATAGGATATTGTGATGCTTATTTGGCATGGTATCGAAGACATTCACAACAGAAGGTACGTGTCGTTTCAATACCTGAGAAGAATAAAGAACGTGAGCTCGTACGAAATGATTATAAAATATGAAAGACAATTCCCCCATAATAATTACAGGTGCACCTCGCAGTGGTGCAAGTATTGTGGCAGGAGTAATAAATCTCTGTGGAGCATTTGGAGGGGATATGTCTTTACATAAAGGCTCTTATGAAAATGGAGCTATTCAATCACTTGTGGAATCTGCCTACTTGGAATCTAATGGATATGATCCAATGGGGCAATTCCCACTGCCTAATGGTATTCATACATTGCCTTCCAATTGGAAGAAGTTAATTCTGGGGCAATTAATGGTTGAAGGATACGAAAAAGGTACGTGGATGTACAAAAGTTCAAGAGCAAGTCTTTTATGGCCTATATGGAACTATGCGTTTCCAAGTGCCAAGTGGGTAATTGTAAGAAGGCGTACAGGAGATATCGTTGAGTCTTGTACCAAGACAGGGTATATGACAGCCTTTAAGAATGAAACGAATTTATCAAATGTAGGAGTTCAAACTGAGAAGGATGGTTGGCTTTGGATGGTTCATAAATACGAGGAGAAGTTTATTGAAATGATATCCGAAGGATTAAATTGCAAGGTGATATGGCCAGAACGAATGGTAAATGGAGATTATAGGCAGGTATATGAAACCTTAGATTGGATTGGACTTCCTTGGAAACCACAGGTATTAACTTTGGCAGATGAGTTACTTAATACAAGTCGTAAAAAAGAAAGGGGGATATAATGGCAGTAAGAGTTACTTCAGCAGAAGTTTTACAGATAATGGACAACTGTAAGATGTCGACGACAGTCATCGACGGGTTGATTGTATCTGCGAATGCTTTTATTAATAAAGTATTTGAGTACGATACTGACATGACTGAAACGATACTTAAGGAAATTGAAAGATGGCTTACGGCACACATGATAGCCTGCACAGACATACATAGAGTTGCAAGTAAAGAAAGGTTAGGTGATGCCGAGGTATCATATACAGGAGAGTGGGGGAAGATGTTGGATTCCACTCCATATGGACAAATGGTGAAGACATTAGACGTGACAGGTCTATTAGCAAGAGCTGGCAAGAGAGCAGCCACAATGTTTGCAGTTCCAAGATCTGAATATTAATGAAATGGGTATTCAAGATTTCATAAGGAGACGCCTAAATCAAACGGCAGTCTATTGGGGTAATCCTCAAGAGGATGGATATGGAGGTAAACTCTATGATGATCCAATTGAGATTGATTGTCGTTGGGAAGACGTACAACAGATAATCCTAATGGCAAATGGAGAAGAACTTTTGTCCAGGGCAATAGTTTTCACAGAACATGACTTAGAAGAGAATGCATTATTGTTTTTAGGAACCTTGGACGACTTGTTTTCAAGCAGTGGTGAAAGCAGTGGTGATGTAGATCTTACCCAGATAGAAGGGGTACATTTAATTAAAAGGTATGAAAAAACTCCTTCACTAAGATCTGACACTGACTTTCTACGTAAGGCATATTTGACACCTTTCTTAACTTAAAGAAGATGGGAATATCAGTACTTCCAAACTCAGGTATAAAAGGATTTGATATTGTTTTGTCAAATCTTGAGAAAGCCCTCTTGAATATTGAAGGAGGTACTGTGCAGGGACTTTTACTTGCTGCTGCATTTATTCGTAGAGAAACAGAAAGGAATTATCCAATTACTCCAGTTGATTTAGGTAATTTGAGAGCCAGTTGGTTTACGGTAGCTTCAACAATGATTGGAGGGAATGGGTTAATGAAGAAAGGTATTGCTGTGAATGTCAAAGATAAGTTTGGACGTACCTTAGGCACTGGTAATTTTAAAGGACCAAGGAAGGCTGAATTGTCTCAGGACCATATCAATACTATTGCTGAGGCTCAAGCGTTGGTAAGTGCTATCAGTCCTGAGTTAATGGTTATGATGGGTTATACGGCTAACTATGCAATGGCTGTACACGAAATGGTTGACAGGGAATTTCATAGACCACAGTCAGGGCCTAAGTGGTTTGAAACTGCTATTAAAAGAAGCACATGGCAGATAGCAAAGATAATTAGGGATAACGCAATGATAAAGAAATGAACGCACCCAGTGAAGATACAAAGGATATGTTAGTCGCCGGAGGATTAGGATTAACATTTGGTGGTAATTTACATATTGGAAAGGAGCCTGCCTCTCCTAGAAATTGTGTTACCATATTTGATCCCCCTGGATATACACATGATTTAAGTTTATCTAATCAGGGATATGAACGTCCCTCCATCCAAATACGAGTTAGAAATAGTTCGTATGTGAATGGATGGACTATGGCAAATGGAATAAAGGACCTGTTACATGGCAAAAAACAAGAGACATGGAATGGGGCTTTATATACCGTTATCTACTGTTCCAACGGTCCCGCTCTGTTGGATTGGGATGATAGCAATAATGCTCGCTTTATTATTAATTTTAACATTCAGCGAAGAGCTGTTTAAAAAAGGAGGTAAAAATGGCAAGTAATGCTGTGGCTGGTGTAGGAACAGTGTTTAATCGGTGGAACGGATCCGCATGGGTAGCTGTTGCCGAAATCAACTCTATTACCGGCCCGAGTATGTCGAGGGATACAATTGATGTAACCTCACTTGATTCTACTGGAGGATACAGGGAATTCATTACAGGTTTCCGTAATGCAGGAACTGTTGTACTCGCAATGAACTTCACTCGTGATACATACGAGTTAATGAAGACTGACTTCGAAAGTAACACTGCACAGAACTATCAGATCGACCTGCCGGATGTGGAAGGTACTTCACTTGACTTTGAAGGTCTTGTGACTGAGTTGCCTCTGACGATCCCCGCAGACGATAAGATCACCGCAGACGTTACGATACAGGTAACTGGTAAAGTTGAAATCAGTTCAGGAGGAACTGCAACTCCGTAAGTAATTTGAATTCGTGAATTTGACCTAATCAAGGTTCTTTTATTATTAACAATTAACAATTAAATTTTAACTAATCATGGGAAATTTTCTTGACAGAAAAGCCTTATTGGCTAAGGAGAAACTCGAAATCGTGAAAGTCGATTTAGGTAATGACAATTTTGTTTTCGTTCGTCAAATGACAGGACGTGAACGTGACCGCTTTGAACAGTCTCTAATAAAGGAGAACAAGAACGCAGAAGGTGGGTATGAAAAATCTCTGGAAGACTTCCGTGCGAAGTTAGCCGTTTGTACTGCTTGTGATGAGCAGGGCAATATGATATTCGCAGCGGAGGATTACCCAACCTTAAGCCAGAACATGAGTGCAGCTCGGCTTGAAAGAATTGTAAATGTTGCACAGAAGATAAACAAAATCTCTGAAGAGGATAAGGAGAATCTTGTAAAAAACTCAAGCGGCGACCAAGTCGCCAATTCTACTTCCGCCTCTGCAGAGAATTAGGATATCCCCATCCAGACATCCTATTGGATCAGTTGACATCCGCTCAAGTAACAGAATGGGAAGCACACGATCAACTCGATCCAATAGGAAAATGGAGGGATGAATACAGTTTTGCTGTTCTAGACTCACTGATTGTCAACATTGTGAGTCGTTTGTATGCCAAGAAGGGACACACTCCTAAGGAAGTTTTACCAACGGAGTTTATGCCTAATTGGAGTGGAGAAAAGAAAATAGCAAGGAAACAAAGTGTGGAAGAGATGAAACAAGCTCTAATGGCATTAGCCAAGTCAGTTAGTAAACGTCCCGATCCAAGGAAGAAACCAGTGGCGAAGAACACTACTGATAAGAAAAGAAGGGCTATTCGTCGACCTGCACGGAAACCAGGTGAACCAAAAAAGGAAAAGTAAATTGCTATGGATATAGGAACCCTAACCGCGTCATTGATGGTAAACACCACTGGGTTGGCAAGAGCCCAGGCTTCTATGACGGCTTTTCAACGGAATTTACTTGCTTCATGGGGTAAGACACAAGCTCAATTAAATGCAGTAACTTCTGGTTACGCAGGAGCTGAGAAGTCAGCAAGGAAAGCCGGGGCCGCTTCCAAGGAGGCCGGAGATGTTGCAGCGCAAGGTATGAAGAAAGCAGGAACTGTTGCAGCATCTTCATTTGGTGATACTTCCCAGGCTATTGAAAGGTCTATATTTGCACTTAGAAGTTTTGGTTGGTTAGCTACCACCACATTAACCGTTCCTATAGTTGCTGCTGGTAAATCAGCACTCAATGCCTATAAAGAGTTTGAATATAGCATGACTAAGATTATAGGCTTGGTTGGGATTGCTAAGAATCAAGTTGAAGGGTGGAGTTCAGAAATACGAGCAATGGCTAAGAACATTGGATTTGCTCCAAACGCATTGGCTGATGCTTTGTACTATGTCACTTCGTCAGGGTTCAAAACGAATGAAGCCTTAAATATTGTTAATCAGTCTGCCAAGGCTGCAGCAGCTGGTTTAGGTGAAACAAAGGATGTCGCTGATTTGGTTACGTCAGTTATGAATGCTTATGGGCAGGGGAATATTACTGCAGCCAGAACATTAGACATCCTTGTTGCAGCCGTTCGAGAAGGTAAAGGAGAAGCCTCTGAGTATGCAAAGGTGTTAGGTTCTGTTGTTCCGTTTGCATCACAGTTAGGAGTTAAGTTTGAGGAGGTAGCGGGTTCTGTTGCTGCAATGACGCTTTCAGGGGCATCTGCAGCGAATGCTGCTACCTACCTACGTAACATATTTATGAAGCTCCTAAAGCCTGCAAAACAGAGTGAAGACGCCTTAAGGGCGATGGGCTCTTCTTCGCTTGAGTTGAGGAATATATTACAACAAAGAGGTGTTCTTGCAGCCTTAATGAAAATAAGGGAGTTGACTGACAAGTACGGAGACGAAATGATGGGACGAGTCATTCCCAATATCCGTGCTATGTTAGCCGAGTTGATGTTGACAGGAAAGAACTTTGAATACAATGCTAAGGTGATGGATTTAGTTGCCAACTCAGCAGGATCCTTAGCAAACGCATACCAAGTTGTTTATAACAGTCTACAGAAGAGAATGGATAGACTGTCTGCCCAGGTAAAAGACTCCATGATTATAATAGGGGATTCAATTAAGGAATCAGTCATGCCTATTTTAGAAGCACTTGGGAGGTCACTTGAGAATTTATCCAAATGGTTTAGTCAATTAAGTACCCAATGGAAAACAATTACAACAGTCATGGCAGGGGCCTTGGCTGTAATAGGCCCATTGGCATTGATTATTTCAACGTTGTCATTTGCATTTAAAGGCACATGGAGTGTGCTTAAGGGTGTTGGTAAAGGGTTTATTTGGCTTAAAAATATTTTTGCATTAAATACGAAGGGATTAAGGAATTTGATAGCAGCCTTTGGATCTTTTGCAAAGCCTATTGCAATTGCTTTGAAATATGTTAAGAGTTTTGCAGGAGCATTTGGTCCTATCATTGCTGTCGTAGGCTTAGCATATAAAGTATTGAAAGGGTATGAGAAAGGGGTGATAGAAGCAGCCAAAGCAAATTCTGTGTTTGAAAAGACTTTAGTCAATGTGAATGACGAAGTTAAAAAGATAGGGGATGTCAAAGCACAAGATTGGGCTGCAATGGACTATGAAAGGCTGATGAAATGGAATATGTGGGCTGGAAAGAGTGTAGCCAATACCAAAGAGTGGATTAAATACTTTTATAAATTAGCAGGAGTTTCAGCTGAAAATGCTACGAAATATACTGACGTTCTTGCTCAGGGGAATAAGGCTTCCGAAAAGGATTTGAAAGAAGCCACAAAGAATATGGGTAGGTGGAAAGATCAGATAGGAATATATCAAGAACGTTTAAATGCTGGGTTAGCCATGTTGGCAGGTACTGGTGATGCCTTAGCAGAGAAATTTGACGAATTTAGTAAAATAGGAAAGAAACCTGCTGCTGGACAACCACTTAATATGGCATTCGGTATTAGAGAGGTTGAGCAAACGATGGAGTTTGTGGATGAGCAATTAAATCAGGTTAAGTGGTTGGAAGAAGCTTATCGTAAGTTGGGAGTTCGTGGGTACGAAGCAACTTCCAAAAAGGTAGACGTATTGAATGAGGCTTTATTAAAGCTTATTGAAAACGGTTGGGGAGCAAGCAAAGAAGCAAGGGAATTAGCCAAACAGATTAATGCACTCGGAGGTTTGGCTGGAGAGGCAGAAAAAGAAACATCCAAGTTAAATAATATAATGACAGACTTTGGAGAGAAGTCAAGGTCCTTGGAATACATGGCTGCCAATGCAAATAGGTTTGGTATTGAATTGGATTACATAGCAGAGAAGACAAAGTTAGTTAAAGATACCTTGGAAAAGGTAGCTGAGACAAAAGGACTTAATACAAAGTTTGCTCAAGACTTAATACAAATGTTGGAGAAGATGCCTCCAAATGTATATGGTGTGACTCAAGCCTTAGACAGTTTGAAGAAGTCGTTCAGTGGGGTTGATTTGGAAGTTGAGATATTGGGTCCAAACGTTGAAGGGACTGAAAAGAAGATAAAGATCTTAGAGGATACCATTCAAGATATAGTAAAGGCTACCAAGGAAATGCAAAACCTTGACACGGCTACATTAGGTACTTTAGGATTCAAGGATTTTGGCTTGGCAGATATCAAGATTATCGATTTAATAAAATTAACTCTTGGAGATCTTAATAAGCAACTTGAACAATATAAGAGTGCTTATACTGACGAAGAGTTTAGGAAATCGCAGGCATTGTTAGAAAGTCAAGCTTCTACATATGGTACTTTAAGTAATCAAATAGAAGTTGTAGATAGAGAAATAAGCTATCTTGAAAGGAAGTTATACCAGGCTTCTACGGCTATGTCTGTAAATAAGGATGAAGTTGCAAAATACGCAACCCAACTTACCAATGCAAAGACAAAGATGTTAGAATTGGAAGCCGCTTCTGACATTATTCATTATGAAGCTCTTCATAAGGCCTTCGGAGGATTAAGTACTGAAATGGATTTGTTATCGTCCAAGTTAGAATTAGCAAGACAAAGATTCTTCCTTATGTCTGAGTTAGCCAAAATGGGATTTCCAGGGGCTCAGGCAGGTTTAGCAATAGCCACGAAAAATCTAGAAGGCTTCCTTAAAGAGTCTGAAAAGTTACAGAGGACGCAAGCCATTTATCAAACATTAGGAAATGCTATTGCGGACTTTTCCTTCCAAATAGGAAAAGCCTTTGGAGGAGCGGAGGGTAGTATGACAGCCATAGTGGACTCTGTTTTGCAAACAGGGCAACAGGTAATAAGTATGTTACTTGCCGAAGCAGCCGCTGCAGTCTTGGCTGGAGAGACAATAAAAGGTATGGGATTACCTGGATTAATAGCAGGGGCAGTAGGTATTGGTATTCTTATGACTATCTGGGAAGGTGTTAAATCCAATACGCAAGATGCAACCAAGATGGCTAAGGGAGGAATTGTTCCAGAAGGGTATCCTAACGATACATTTTCTGCCCTGTTGACATCAGGAGAAATAGTTATCCCTAAAGATAAGTATAAAGATATTGAACCATTACATACATTGGCTAAGAGAGGAAGTTTGCATTATAAAGAATTCCTGGATGCTCCTTCCAGTATGATAATGGCTAAGAAGATTGAGTTGCCTAAGTTACAGAAAGGTGGAGTTATCCCTGCAGGATATCCAAATGATACGTATCCGGCATTCCTAAGTTCTGGAGAGATAGTTATGCCGAAAGGACTTCTCGAGTCTATGGCTACAACTTCTTCCTCTGATAGTTGGTTGGAGGCAATATTAAATGAACTGAGGAAAGGAAACGAAGGACAGAAAAAGGTTGATCCAATCTTAGTTGGGATAGAAAAATATCAACAAAAAGCACTTGAAGAGAATCGTGCTGCAACAAAGATATTTGAAGAGAATTCTACTTTATATTCTAAGGGAACAGAAAAGTATTATGAAATATTTAATGCCATTCAAGATGTAAGCGGAACCATAAAGGACGAAGGATTTTTTAAGTTAAAAGATGTTTCGAAAACGGGAGGAGTAGGAGTAAGGCATGGTGCTGAAATAAACAAATCTGTATTAGCCGACTTGGCTAAGGCTGCAGCAAAAGAGAACATCCCATTAATGACTGCCTTGGAAACTGCAATGCGTGAGACTGGGATAGGATCGTATATGAGCGAGGGAGGAGGTAAGAAAATACGAGCCTCATCTGGTTGGTACAATCCTAATGAAATAATGCAAGGTTGGGATATCAATATGTCACGTAAGGCAGGGGTACCTATGAATTACGATCAGTTCGTAATGAATAAAGGTTTGATTCCTAAAGAAGCAACATATAAAAATAAGTATGGGTATCAAATAGACTATGAGAAGTTAGCACAATTGAAAGGACCTGGAGCTGAGTACGAACATGCAGGCAAATATTACGATTATATAAAGAACTTCAAAGTTGATGAATCCATACTGGAACCTTTCCGTAAGGAAATGAGGTACTTGAAAGAACATTCAGGGCAGGCATACAATCCAGGAGAAAAGGAAAGGGAAGCACGTTTGGCATATGAAAGAAATGTAATTCTAAAGAATGAAGATTTCTATCAATTTGCTGACTCAGTTTATAGAGCCAATCAACAACAGACAGATCTTGTAGCAGGGACAAAGGTAGTTCCTGCAATGACAGGGGTTATGACTTTATTAACCAAACTGTTTACAAAGAAACAAACCACGGAGAAGGAACCAGGACCTTCCGTTCCATATACGTACGAAGCTCCAGCAGGATACACAGGAGCCTTGGTAAATTATATGAAGAACTTGGAGAAGCCTAAATACGAAGGTCCTGAGTTTAAGAAGCTGAATGAGAATGTCAAACAGCAGTCTATAACCAATTTAAAAGTACATAATTATATATCAGACATTGCAACTGGTATTGCTACCTGGGGTACGCAGTTGAGGAAACCTACTGTTGAAGAGTATGAAGCAGGTAGAGCTGGAGGAATGGGCAGAGCTGACGTGTTGGCTAAATCTGCTACCTGGGGTGGAGTAGATTTATTGACGGAAGGCTTCATGAGTAAGGCTGTCCCTGTCATTGCAAATAAGTTATCCAATATACCTGGTTTAACTGCTGAGGCTCCTGAATTAGGATTTCACAAATTATTGAGTAAGGAACATTGGGCTTGGCATCCTGGGCAACTCATGGAGTCAGGTGCTAAGCCAAAGGAGATTGCTCTTTTATATGCTGAAGCAACTGCTAATAGAATGATGCCTATTATTAAGAAAACTCCTTTGATTACTCCTGTTCGCAAATCGGCAGAAAAGGTGATGACATATGGTGGAGGATCTTCTCGAGATCTAAATGATATATTGAATGCTTTGTTTAGACAAGGAGAAATTCCTCTTCGTCGTCCTTATACGGGAGCAGCACTAGGAAAAAGAGAGGGAGGAGAAAGAAATTTAATTAAATTATATTTATATGGAGAGGAAAAGGGATTTGAGGAGGCTGGAGAGGATATCATAAGGATTCCATTGGAAAGATATAAGAAATTATATCCTGAGGCAAAATCATATATAATGGAATCAGTAATTCCACATGGGAAACCTCTAACTTCAGCAAATGCAATATTTCCTGCAGAATGGATGGAGAAAAAGGGACCTTTTTCTATTGCGTCAGAGGAGGAAAATATAATTCAGCCTCTTGATGATATTGCTGGACATATGGTACAGCTTGTTAATCAAGGTAAGAATCGTATATGGGTAACTCAAGATTTATGGAAATTTAATCCATTGGATTATTCTAAGAGATGGATTAGTGAGATGGGGGGTACGTTTGGTACCAGTGAATTCTTGCCATTGTCATTGACATTGGAAAAACAGTCGGCAATACTTGATAAGATTGGTAAGCCTTTCTATTTGATACAAAATAATCCCTTGGCAAAGGGTATAAACTCCCCTATAGATTGGGGCTCTTCTTACGAAAGTGTTTCTCCTGCCAAGGCTGCTTGGGAGGAGATGAATAATGTTAAATTTGACTTGGCTCCTAAATTAGCAAAACCTTCATATGATCTTATAGCATGGGGAGAGACAGCTACGAAATTAGATGAGGCAAAGGATGCAGTGATGTCAGCCAATAAGTGGTCCGATGAATGGTGGAACCATCCTGAAACACAGAAGAAAATTAATTTACAAATACAGCATGAATTTGATTTAATCTCCAAAAGATTTCCTGAAGTTCCAGATTTGAGACCAGAGGATACAGATTGGGGACAGATAAAGAGTTTCATTAATCAAGGCAGATACACATCCAAGGTTGCAAATTCAATAGGTGAATTAAAACAATTGGAGAATGCAAATGCAGTAGGAATGAGTTTTACGGGTTCAATGTACCCCGATTGGAAAAACGTTGTCCATCCATTCTATCCTACATCACAAATTGAATCGGCTGCTATTCATGAAGGTGCTCATGGTATAACAGGGGGTAATGAGTACTTACCTACTGGATTAAGCAAGACTTTGAAATCTGTCATGTACAAACCTGGGGAATATCGTAGTCTTGCAAAGGAAGGTATGGAATATGAATTACGATTAGAACAAATGAAATACGATTTTGGTAATATTAATAAGTTGTTCAAGTATATGAGACAACCTACCGAAGTCTACGCAAGAATATCTGAAATAAGGCATGCAGAAAATTTAAAACCTGGACAAAAGATTACCCAAGAAATGATGGGTAATATAATGGAGAAGGGTACCATGGGAGAGTATCCAGTTGAACCATCCTTTTTCTATATGATTAAGAAGCCAAAGACTTTCATGAATCTTATGAACAAACTTCCTGCCATAGGAGGAGTAGGAGTTGGTATAGGAGCAATGACATTAGGAGGGGAAGAGGCTGGAGCACAAGATATAACTAAATACACTGATACCTTATCAGAACTTCCAACATATATTAATGCATCAACTCAAGCAACTTTGGCTGAGATAGAAGCAAAAAGAAATGCTGAAATAGCAGCCAATGCCTTAGCCCTTGCCACTGAAGGGGAAGCGGCTTCAGCTGAAAAGACAGGAGGTATATTCTCAACTTTGTTTGGAGGAGGGCTTCCTAAGTTAGGTGATATTGGAAAAGGAGTGGAGGCAGCTCTTCCAAGCATGTTTTCTGGAGTCTTTTCTACTATGTTAAGCACATTCCTCGGACCCCTCGGAGGTATATTAGGTGGATTGGTGAGCAATATATTCTCAGGGGTAACAAAGATGGCAACCGGAGGTATTATACCTCCTGGGTATCCTAACGACTCTTTCCCGGCGTTGCTCACCTCTGGGGAGATTGTTATTCCAAAGGACAAGGCACGAATAGAGTTTTTGGATTCTCCCATGATGAAAGAGAAGTTAAATCTTCCTACATTTGATATGGGAACGGATTTGCCAAAGTTCGCAAGAGGTGGAAGTATTACAGGAGAACGTCCTGTAAATAAAACCACAGAAGTAGGACAGTGGTATAGAGAAGTACCTAAGAACTATCAATGGCAAGAGTTTGCAGATACATTTCAAATAATAACCTT